TTCTTAACTCCATCTTCATGATTACCGTGATTAAAGATAACTGTCATCTTACCACCACACGCTTCATCATATAGATCAAGAAGTTTATTACATGCTTCATATTCTTGTTCAAGAGTTATGTAAACTACTTCATCCTTTGAAAACTTAGCTAGAGAAAGTATATCGGCAAAGTCACCATTAAATGTTAAAGAACTAAGTATATCTCTATTAAGATAAATATATTTTAACATAGCATCATTGTAATGTTTATTATGTGCAGGACAATGATGATCATTAAGTACTAGATGTCTATTCAATGGCTTAGCTTTTTACAGAATTTATCATAATCACTATTCTTAGTACTAGGAGTAATAAGTTCAACTGGCATTTGTTCAACTACTTGTTGATATACTATCTCTTTAGGTTCTTCTTTATCATAACAAAATAGTGCTTTAATAAATGCAATCTTAGTCTCAATATCTACAGCATTTACATTCATATTAAATACTATATAAAGTACTTGATCTACATTTAATTCAATTACACCATTATTAATATCAATCTTACCATACTTTTCAAGTTCAATTCGTTTATGCCTTAATATCTTCTCTTTAATACTTTGAGAACTTACATTAAGAAGTTCAGCTAATCCATAATGGTTAAGTAGTTCTTTCATAGTTATAATTAATTATATTAATAGTTTAACCTTCACCAATTACTATATCAATAGTAGAAGTACTACCATCAAAGTAAGTAGTAACAGATGCTCCTGCGTATATACCACCGTTATAATAACCATTTACATAAACTGCTCTAACTCCTACAAAGTAACTACTTGCAGTAACTTGAACAACAATTGACTCTGAAGGTGATACTACACAACTATCATAAGCAGTTCCACTATTTAGTAAAAGACTTACAGGAGTATTATAACCACTGACAATGACTTCTATTGAATTATCAGGTGAAGGATAATCACCATCTACTGAATTAGTAAGACTAATATAACAAGTACCTAGTAATGTACAACTACCTGTACTATTAGCATTACTCTGAACATTTGCTTGTACCCACGCAATAGCTTGAGCATTAGTATCTGCCTGACTCACATAAGAAGTAAATTGTCCAGCAGTAGCAGTAAGTATAACACTTGTTCCATCATATCCTGCACCACAATTATCTCTGGTTGCATACTCTGAATAAGCAGCACTATTATATGAAACAGGTGGACAAGTACCTGTGTCACTGACAGGGGCAACATAGTCCCCATCAGTGCTTACATTTGATTTAGTAGTACCTGTTGCACTACCGTTATCTGTATAATATTGTTCAAGAGTTGTCCACCCTTTATATCCAGTATTTGCCATAATCTTATCCTATTGCTGTTACTATACCATATCCAACTGCTACCCACTTACCAATTGCAGGACTATATACTATTGACTGATATCCAGTAGAAGTATTAACTGAAGTCCAAGTTGCTCCATTATCAGTAGACTTAAGAATTGTAACAGGACTTGTACTTCTTAGTAAACCCAATACTCCATTACCATATCTAATAGCCCTAAAGTCAGGAGTACCTGAAGGAGTAACTGCTGTCCAACTACTACCAAGATCAGATGAATGAGTTGTAGCATAAAGTGATGCAGCAACAAGATTACTACCTGAATAAGCTATACCTTGATAATGTACTGCACTAGGATTCATAGATAATGTACTCCATGTTCCTGTACTATCAAGTCTAACAATTGCATTATTACTTATGTTAGAAGATACTGCAATAAACCTGTCACCTGTGTAAATAACATCTAACCAACCTGTTTGACCACTAGGAGTAATCTCTGGATTCCAAGTAGTACCATCACTTGAAGTAAGAGCAATGTTACCATTAAGATAAACAATGACAAACATACCATTTGCATAGTTTATGATACCATTACTGTTATCTCCAGGAACTGTACTGACTGTCCAACTTGTTAAGTTAGTAGAAGTCATGATACGTTTGTTAGTACCAACTACTATGAACTTACCATTACCATAGATAATAGAGTTAGCATTAATGTTAATACCTGTATCAACTACTACCCAGTTAGTACCATTAGTAGAGTAAAGAATCTTACTTGTATTAATTGATACTACTACAAATACATCAGTTGTTCCACCAGCAAAGTAAGTACTAGGAGCAATATAAACTTGACCTATACATACATCACTCCAACTACTACCACTAGGTAATGTATAAGGAGTTGTTACAGGAACCCAATTCTCAGCAGGAGGATTAGTCAGAGTACAAGTACCATGAATATTTGCATATGCTTGATAATTAGTATTAGCATCATCAATAGCCAATTGATTAGCAGCATCCTTACTTGTAGTAGAACTATAAGTACTAGCAGGAACTGTATAAGTTGCAGGACCACCTGTATAACCTGTACCACAATTGTTTCTAAGACCTACTAAAGAGTATTCATCATTATAATAAAGTACCTGTACACAATAAGGACTTATAGGTCTCCAAGCAGTAGTTCTTAAAGTACAACTTCCATTAGCATTAGCATATGCTTGAACTCCACTGTTGGCAGCATTCTGTGCTTGTGTATCAACATCTGCTTGAGATATAATACCATTGTAAGTATTAGCAGCAATTGTATAAGTAACACTACTCCCATTATATGCTGTACCACAATTATTACGTGTAGCGGTAGCACTCTTAGCAACATTATAATAAACTACAGGGCAAGTACCATTTGCATTTGCATAGGCTTGAGCACCAGCGTCTGCTGCACTTTGAGCAAGACCATCAACATATGCTTGACTAGTCAAACTTGTATAAGTTCCAGCAGCAATAGTGTAAGTCACCGCTGAACCTGTATATCCACCTGTACAATTATTCCTTGTCAAAGTTGTAGATTTAGCCACATTACTATATATTATAGAACAAGTACCAGCACTATTAGCATATGCTTGTTTATTAGCAGCAACATCAGCATCAGCAGCAGCTTGTGCACTAGCATTTGCAGCAGCCTGACTTACGGTTGAAGTAGCATAACCTGCACCATAAGTAACAGTATATGTAACTGTACTACCTGTACCGGCAGATATGCCAGGACAATTATTCCTTGTTGCACTACCTGATGAAGTAACTGATACACTAGAATAAACTGTAGCACTAGAAAGAACTCCTTTAGTCACCCAATCATTATCATTAAAACCAGCAAGATTACTATGAACAATATCAATGTGTTCTATAACCTCTGCTTTAGTCATCCAATCATCAGATGTAGGTAAAGCAACATGCATAGTAAAACCACTACCCTGTGCTTGAGTAAATGTAAACCAATCATTACCTGCTATATCACTCCAAGCCATTAGTTCAGTAGATTTAATTGTTGTTTAAGACTTGCTACTTCTTTCTCTAAAGCAATAACTCTCTTATCTACTTCTTGAATAGCTTTAATCTCAAGTCCATGAAAAGAATAAGCATTAAGTTCTGTACCTGTACCATTAATAAGATACTTACTAACACTAGATGGAAGTTCATCCATAATGAAACCTAATGTCTGATCTGTAGTAGGATATAGTTTATAGTTAAAATCTCTAAGAGTAAACTGATTGATAACATCAATAGCATTACCTTGCCAATCAGGATTAATATTCTTAAGTGATCTTAGAGAAGGAAGTCCACCACTTACAGAAGATTGAATACGACCTGATGCAGTTACACTACCTGAGAAAGTAGCACCTAAATTCGACAATATTAGTGCGTCAATTGGAGTACTTTGTGAAGTACCATTTACTACAAATTTTAAAAATGTTCTAATACCATTTTGATAGTCATTACCACCTTGAATAGATGCTTCGCTATAAGGATAAGTATATAATCCATAAGTAAGCATTTTATCATATGCAGGTGCATAGCTCCAGCCATAATTCTGATTTGGTAGACGAATGTACCCATTAAAATACCCATTCCCATTAACAGCCAGTTTGTTTGAGGATGTGGGGTCTGAGGTGTAGCCTATACCAAAGAAACCTGTTGAACCTTTTACATAAAATAAAGAATTGTGTTTCCCATCATAAACAGCAAAGTTTCTATACCAAGAAGTTCCACCTAAATATCCATTATAATTAAAATTCAAATCATCTACTCCATTCGTACCATCTAAGGCTATACCTATATTATTAAACCTTAAATTACCCCAAACATATAAGTTCTTTGCAAAGAAACTGTCATCATTAACTCCAATACCTCCCCCTACTACCAATGCTCCAGTAGAGCTACTTGTTGAGGGGGTTGTTGAAGGGATTGAAACATCTCCGTGAAATGTAGTTAACTTAGTTTCACCTACAAAGGAAACAATAGAACCTTGTTTTCCATCTCCTATATCAAAATTTCTTGATTTTGTAACACCTCCATTATAGCCTACATAATTAATCCATCCACCATAAGCATTAGAATTAGTGTTTTTAAAGAAGTTAAGTGTATTAGGATATGTTGCATCGAAATAAGAACCATCTGTTCCTACTGATATTGAACTTGAAGCATTAAACTGACTTGCTGAAACAGTACTACTGAATGTGGCTGCACCTGTTTTAGACATTGAAAACGGAACATTAACACTATTATCTGAATTAGTTGTCCCGTTCATTATTACAAAGTCACCCCAATTATTCCAGTTTGTTGATATTGTCCAATTTCTTGCATCTGGACTTGAATGACCTGTGTTTTCTAATTGTAAAGTTGGATTATTTACACCATGTACTAATACTTTCCAACTACCATCATCACTAATGATACTATTAGCCAAACCTGTACTTGTTGATTTAATAATATAATTATCCGATAAATTAGAATATTTAGCTGTTGTACCATAAAGTGTACCAGTCAAAGCATTCCCTGAACCTGCTGAAAGAGGTAGATAACCACTTGCTGAAATCTTATTGTTAAAAGTATTCCAATCAGTAGAAGTTAATATACCTGTTGTACTTGTTGTTGCTGTTGGTAGATATGATGCTCCAATTACTGAACCCTGCCATGTGCCTGATCCAATCGTTCAAAGTATGGGCGTCTTTTGCAGAAAGAGAAATGAAAAAAATCAAAGGTTGCGAACATGTAAAAATGATCCCCGGCGCGTTAGAAA